GTGCCCCCCGCACCTGGTCGGCATGATGGGGATGACAAAACTTTTAAGTTGTTGTTCTGAACCATCATCCACCGACCACCTAGGATATGACTATGACTGGTTTTAGCTTTAATGCACCTACAACCATGCCAGATGAGTCGATTAGCAATGATGGGTTCTTTCCCAATCTTCAATTGAATCTGATCCGGGAATCTGTGCGTTTAGATGGCAGCATTTCCAACCCTCGTCTAAAAGATGCCGCGATTGCAGCCATGTTAGAAATCAATGAGCAACTACGCTCGCTCAAATTTAAAGCATCGGCACTAAGTGAGCTCGCAACTTCGACCATCGATGGAAAGCCCAATACTGAACTTCTGTATTTACGTGCAATTCATTCTGCGATCGCAGCGGACATTAATGAAAAATATCGAAGCTATGACAGCACAGGTGATGGCCAGAAACGGGCTGAAGAATTGTCACCGACCATTGATGAACATCGACGTAACTTGCGTTGGGCGATTCGTGACTTGCTTGGGACCAGTCGCTGTACCGTGGAATTGATATGAAAACAGTGAAGTCCGTTCAGGGGGACACGATTGATCTGATCTGCTGGCGCTATTACGGTCGAACCGCTGGTGTTACTGAGACAGTGTTGGAAAGCAACCCGGCTTTGGCTGAACAAGGTCCAATACTGGTGCTTGGCACTGAGGTTGTTTTGCCTGATATCCCCGCCCAACAGCAGATGACAAAAACAATTAATTTATGGGATTAAGCATGCCTGAACCTACCACGACAACCACAACGGCAACAGCTATCAGTTTAAGTGCCGTTTCCATCCTGCCTTTTATTAATGGTAATGCCCTACTCGGCGCTGTTTTAGGTGCAGCATTTATTGCCACCTATGAAAAAGATTTATCTGCTTGGCAGCGCTTACGCACGATGCTGCTTTCAACGGGTATTGGCTATTTGCTTGCATCTGAAATTACCAGCCGAACTTTTATCACCAGCGATGCGACAGCAGCGCTTATTGCATCCACATTTTCACTTTTCATTTTGATTAAAGCAGTTGATTGGGTGAAGACATCCAAACTGTCTGACATTTGGAAGACTTTTAGAGGTGGAGGTGCCTCATGATCGAATTCTTATTTCAATTTATCGCTGTTTTGGCCTATCTGATTTGCGGTATCCGCATTGCTTGTTATAGCCCTAAAGAAACCGCTTTCCATCGTGGTTACTCATGGCTGGCAACATTGCTTATTGCCTCTTTTCTTGGGCAGTCGGTTCACATTCTCTTCTTTAAAGATCCCGTCACCCTATGGGATGCCATCTTTGCACTGCTTCTTGCTGTCATCGTGCTTCGCAGCAGAGGAAATGTGGCCAAACTAATTTGGAGTCCATCATGAAGCTACTTAAATTTGGAGCTAAGGGTTCAGCCGTTTCTGAGCTACAGCAACTTCTGATTAAAAATGGCATGAAAGGTAAAAATAATAAACCTCTATCTATCGATGGCCACTTTGGTGAAAGTACTGAATATGCCGTGATTCAATTCCAGAAGAAGATGGACATTAAAGTGGATGGCATTGTCGGGAATACCACATTGAATGCCCTCAAAGGTCTGGACCTATCTAAACATCTAAAAGATGCGGACTTAACGATTGGTGCAAAACGGCTTGATGTCCCTGAAATTGTGATTCGTGCGATTGCCGAAGTTGAAACACAAGGCGAAGGGTATTTGCCTGATGGTCGACCGAAGATTCTGTTTGAACGTCACCGTATGTATTTCTACCTCAGCCAGAAACGTGGCAAAGCTTTTGCAGACAAAATGATGAGCCAATATCCCAATGTGATAAATACCCAAACAGGTGGGTACCACGGCAATGCTGCCGAATACACACGGTTAGCTTTAGCAAAGCAAATTGATGAAGACTCTGCTCTGATGTCGGCTTCATGGGGGCGCTTTCAATTGATGGGCGAAAACTGGAAAGACCTCGGTTATTCCTCTGTTCAGGAATTTGTAGAGCAGCATTATCAAAGTGAAAGCCTACAGTTTGAAGCCTTTCTCCGCTTTTGTGAATTTAAGTCGGGAACGGTCGCTGGGAAAAAATGGACTTTGCTAGAAGCATTACGCCAAGAGAATTGGGATGCAGTCTTTAGCTTATATAACGGTCGCAACTATAAAAAGCTGGGCTATGACAGCAAGTTCCTTCGAGTGATGAATCGCCTCGATCCAAACTACCAGAGAAAAACTGCATGAAAAAGCCGATTAGTCTGCGCGAACATTTGGTGAGTCATCTGAAGTTCCTCCAGGACAACCCAGATAAGCTCAGCATGCATATTGAAAGCGGTCGTTATCGTACTACGCTTGCAAATGGCTACGGCATGGAAAGTATTTCACCTGTGAAGTTTGTCATTCAAGACTTTACAGGTGATGCTGACCTGATTGCCTTCTTACTGTTTCAATGGATTCGCGTACACCAATCAGAGTTACTCGCCAATTTAGATAAAAACAAAGATGCTGTGAAGTTCGAGGCTGAATTTATTGATAACGATAAAGTCGATGTCATGTTTGAATTAGAACTGACAGAACGTGTGATTATTCAACTGCAAGAGCATGGTGGCTACAACTTTTCTTATCCCGAAGAACCTCAGTACCAACCCGCTTCACCTGCAACCGAATGCGAATTGCTAGATGATCAAGGCAACCTCTTAGCAACGTGGACCAGTGTTGAAACTTTAAATATAGTCGCACTCGAAATGCCTTTAGCGAAGAAACCATAAGGGTCAAGCCATGCGTGATAACTTAGACGATTTGGTCAAATACCTAACGCCGATGCTGAATAAACTCAGCGATGCTGAAATGACGAAGCTGAATAAAAAGGTTGGAGCAGATTTAAGAAAAAGCCAACAGCAACGTATTGCGGCACAAGTTGGCCCAGATGGCTCAAGCTTTGCTCCGAGACGTTTACGCGAAGGCAAAAGAATTCGTCGTAAAATGTTCACCAAACTCCGATCGCAGCGTTATTTTAGAAATTTTTCAAATGCCGAGATGGTAAGCGTTGGTTTTCTGAGTAATGTCGTTTTTGTAGCTCGTATCCACCAAGATGGTTTACGTGCCCGTGTCAGTAAAAATGGGCCATCCATTACCTATCCCAAACGTGAATTGTTGGGGTTTGCTCCAACTGATATTCAAATGATTGAAGACTCAGTCATGAGGCATTTAAAGCCCTAAATCTTAGAGCAAAATGAAGTCTCTCTATTTGTAATATCCCCTCTTACAAATTGCCATTAATGCAAGCTTTGAACCCTTAACGCAAAGTAGGCACATGAGTGCTGAAATCCATCGCCGCTTAGAAAATTTGATCCGTTTAGGACGAATTAAAAGCGTTACCCCTGCTAAACCTTTTCATACCGTCACAGTCGACCTCGGCGATATCGTGACCGATGAATTACGTCTATTTAATTTACGCGCAGGTGCAGACCTAAGTCATGACTTACCTAGCATCAATGAGGAATGTGTCGTCTTCAGCCCAACTGGTGAGCTTGCCCTCGGCATTGTTTTGGTTGGTTTAAACAATGAATCTTTTCCGACTCCATCATTGAACCCAAATATTAAATTAAGAGTCTATGAGGATGGGGCCATGATCAGCTATGACACTGCTAATCATTCATTACAAGCCATCCTCCCCAATGGAGGAACGGCCATTCTTACCTCCATTAACGGTAATTTACAGGTCAATGGCAGTACTGCCATGACTGGAAATAATACAGTAGGTGGCAGCCAATTGATCCAAGGTAGCAGTCACTCTACTGGCAACTTCAGTACAGAATCTGATGTGAATGCCGGAAGCATTAGTCTTAAAAACCACAAGCATAGTGGGGTTCAATCTGGTGGATCAGATACAGGAGTGTCAAAAGCATGATGTCACGTGAAACTGGTCAAAGCCTCGAGGTCATTCCTCACATTAAACAATCCATTCAAGACATTTTATTTACGCCCATTGGCAGCCGAGTGATGCGTCGTGAATACGGTTCTATGATTTTTAAATTGCTCGATCAACCCTTTAATGATGCTGTCCGCCTTCAAGTGATGGCCGCAAGTGCTACAGCCATTTTGACTTGGGAAGACCGAATCAAACTGATCAATGCTCATTTTTCTAAGGCAGAAAATAGCCGTTTCCAATTGGATCTAGAAATGCAAATTGTTGGTTCTTCAGACATCAATAAATTATCAATTCCATTAACAATGGGCGCTTCAACATGACTCAATCGACTAATGCAATTGATCTATCTCAACTACCTGAACCAACAGTTGTAGAGCAAATAAACTACGAAACAATTTTAGATGCTGGACTACAAGAATATTATCGTCGTATGGATGCCCTTGGTATTTCTTATACACGACTTCGTGAATCTGATCCTGCTTACAAACTAGCAGAAGTCTTTGCATTTCGAGAAATGATTGTACGTCAGCATGTCAATGATTCGGCTAAAGCCGTATTACTTGCATATTCTTCAGGAATAGACCTTGAACATAAAGCTGCTGAAAAAAATCTAAAACGCCAATTAATTACTGCTGAAACCTCAACAACAAAAGCTATATACGAAACTGATGCATCACTCCGTAAGCGTGTGCAACTTGCACCTGAAGGCCAAACTACTGCTGGTAGTGAAGGTTCATACATTTTCCATGGCCTCAACGCCGATGTACGGGTTAAAGACATTTATCCTTATGCGCCATTAGATGAAAACCAAAACCCAATGGGTATTTGTAATATCTATGTGCTTTCTACTGAAGGCAATGGTACTGCATCAGAAGACCTTTTAAATGTTGTGAATACAGCTTTGAATGCTAAATCAGTTCGCCCTTTGACAGATCGTCCTATTATTTATTCGGCATCTATTATCAATTACATCATTGAAGCAGAAATTTATATTGATGAAGGTCCAGATGAAACTATCGTTTTGAACAGTTGCTATAAAGCCACAGAAGAATATATCCAAAAAGTCCATTCATTTAATGATGGCGTTTCATTGTCTGGGATTTACCAAGCACTCCACCAAGCAGGTGTCAGCCGTGTCAATTTGATTTCACCTGCAAGCAATATCGATACTTCAATCGGCCAAGTTGCGTATTGCACCAGCATTAATATTTCAAAGGTGGACACATGAGTAAATTACTGCCCCCAAACTCCACTAAATTTGAAATGAATTTTGAAAGTGCATTTTCACGTGTTTCAAATATTGAAGTAAATATACGCAGCTTTAATGATCCACTGAATGCACCAGTTGAAGTTTTGCCATGGTTAGCATGGGAACGTTCAGTTGATGTATGGAATAAAGATTGGACCGAAATTCAAAAGCGGCAAGTCATACAAACCTCCCTGAAGAACCATAGTATTAAAGGTACGATTGGATCGTTAGATGGCGCGCTTAATTCATTGGGGTTTCCAATTGTCGTACAAGAATGGTTCAACATGGTGCCACAAGGTAAGCCTTATACATTCAATATTTTTATTAAGACTAGTCAAAATAATATCAGTAAGTTTGATTTTAAAGAGTTAACGAAAGTTGTCCGTACTTATAAAAATTTACGTTCTCACCTTACTGGAATATCACTCGTTCTTGAAAGTACTTCGAGTATTTACACAGCAGCGGCCGTTATTACTGGCCAAGAAATTGAGTTCGCTCAGGCCGCAGGTGGATTGTATTTAGATGGTACTTGGTTACTCGACGGCAGTTATAGATTAAATGGAGTCAATTTAAGTGAGTGAAATAATCAGTAAATCAGAGTGGTCCCCAATTCGTTTACTTGAAAAAAATGAATTAGCTTTGGGCGGCATTAATGGCAACATGAATGAACAAGCAAAAGCACTAGGAAATCGAACTCTTTTTTTGAAAGATCAAATAACAGAGATAAGCAACTATTTAGGCCAAGATTCCACTCAAGAAGCTTTTCATATCATTGAAAGTACCATCCCTCGTTTTTCCGCCGACTGCTGGACAATTGATGGGCCACGAAGTATGTCCTTCTGCCTTGTGGGTGAGGCTGAAGATGCTTTTGATGTCTATTTTACTTCACGACGTCAAAACGATTTCGCTGCAGCTATTTTCTTTAGTGAAGATCAAGCGATGCACCCATATTTGGCCTATGAAACAAAAGGTGATTTTAGAAACTGTACTTTATCTTTTTCTATCGATACTTCAGGTGATGTGCCTGCAATTGATAATGAACATCTCGGGTTAGTCATGACGATTATTGTTAATGACGATAGCGAAACAGGCCAATCACCTTACTATTTACGATTAGCAAATCTTGCTGATCCAGTAACTTTAACAGCAACCCATGCCGATATCACGATTGATTGGAACACTGTAGTCAGTGGTTATGAGCAGAACATTCCATTTCCGAAAGAAGACATTCACCGTATCTTTATTGGATGTTTAACCCATGGATTTAATGCTGAGTTAAGTGATCCTTTGGAGCGACCACAACAAGGTGAATTGCATGTTAGCAAGATTCGATGTACTGGAAGCAATAGCACGTATAAGCGTAAATCTTTAAGTATTCCACAACATACTTTAGGCATGTGTACTGGCTATGACGATAGCTACAATGTGAACCCAGCTCGCTTGATAAAAAACTGCTATGACTTAGGTTATCGAGGTTTTATTAATCACTATTGTGGAATGTCTCATTTTTATGATTCCCGTTGGGATATAGAACAACAGCGGTTTATCGTCAGACGCGGTCCGGGTGACGACCAATTCGACTCTTACTTGAACCGAGAAGCAACAATTTGGCATACCCATTTTGCCCGTGCAGCACATAAACATTTCATGAAAATGATTTTTTCTATTTCATACGAGATTTATAGTGAAGCAGCAGAGCTTAGTTGGACGCAGCGGGATTGGGATAACAATTATGCATATACAGGTTATGAACCCCCTAGTTATTTGCTGAGTCCCTGTATTCCTGAAGCAATGAATTGGCTACAACAAGTCTTTATCGAGTTTGCAGGCATTTTAAATAATGAAGGTCATACTCCTTACATGCAAGTAGGTGAGCCGTGGTGGTGGATTAATCCCAATGATAAACCGTGTATTTATGACTATCCAACAAAGGTTAAATTTAATAACGAAACAGGTTTGTATGCACCAGAAATTGCCGATCGGATGAGTGATGTTTCAGGGGCGACAGAACAAGAATATTTGCTTTTCTTGCAAGAGGAGCTGGGCAACTCCGTGCGTCGCATACGCGCAGTAGTCAGGGATTATTATCCTAAGGCTCAGGTCTCCACACTTTTCTTTTTACCAAGCATCTTAGGTGAAGGTAGTGGCATTGCTTCAATCATGAATTATCCAATTGAACATTATCGTTATCCGAATTTGGATTTCATTCAAACTGAAACATACGATTGGTTGATCGTCGGAGAGTTTAATAAAGCGCTTCGGGGATTTACCTCAGCAATTGATGAATTGGGATATCCAGCGGACTTAGTACATTACTTAGCAGGATTTGTTCCTGATAATTTCTTAGGAAAGCTAGTAAACCCTGAATATGACTTAATCAATGATGGCCCTAAGGTTTGGCAAGCCATTATGGGTAGTGCCTATCTTGGTAAAGAGTACAACGTCGCAAAGCAATATATCTGGGCATATAACCAAATCATGCGAGATGGCTTAGTTGTACTGCCAGAAGACACGCTTAAACGGTTTTGGCTTGCAGATAAAGCTTATATGAGTCAAACAAGACAAAGTGAAATTACAGGTACTCCTATTCCTGGATTACCAGTCAATCCAACTCGCCCTCCGAAACCCGAAACACCAAATTATCCTGCATGACCTGAACATTGTGGAATTATAAGATTGGAGAATTTTTAGAATGTTATATAAAACTATTCATACAACAATAGGTCTGCAGCTATTAGCAAGTGCCGAGGCTACGGGTTCAAAAATTGAAATCACCCATATGGCTGTTGGTGATGGAAACGGTAATGAAATCATACCCAATCCGACGATGAAACAATTAAAACGTGAACGGTTTCGTGCACCAGTCAACCGAATATACCAAGATCCAGAAAATGAAAATTTATTCACTGCAGAGTTAATTATTCCCGTTGAAACAACGAGTTTTGTCGTTCGTGAAATTGCTGTATTTGACAGAAATGGCAATATGCTCATGATTGGTAATACACCTGAAGTACATAAACCATCTTTAAGTGATGGTGCATTCAGTGACTCTGCATATCGCATTCCATTTGTTGTGAGTAACAGTGACAGTATTGAGTTAAAAATTGATCCCAACGTGGTTACTGCGACACACAGTTGGATCATGAATACTTTGACAACAGCATATTTTTTCCCGGGTGGAACGATTGGTCAAGTTCTGAAGAAAAAATCGAACATTGAAGGAGACATAGAGTGGGATGATGCTTCTAATGCGGACGTCTTTGTTAATACAGTTGAAGAAGAGCAATCGCTAGTTGCTAACCAAACTATTGTAGATCTCACTAGCACGACTACCCGTGGTGCAGCGGTGTACATTAATGGCGAACGTATTACCAACAAAGTTGGTGCCAATGGTTGGCTTGCAACCTCAAATACGCAAATTACTTTGGGTAAGGCTTATGCTGGGGCCAAAATCCTGATTGTTCAAAATGAACCTTTAGGAGCTGCACCTTATCCTTTGGCTCAAAAAAATAACCTTTCCGACATCTTAAATAAACCTTTAGCACGCCAGAACTTAGGTGTCATGAGTTCGGATGAGGCGAGATACAATGACTGTCCACCTGGTACTGTTATCACTTTGGCTTCACAAAATATCCCGACTGGTTACCGATTATTAAAATGTAATGGTGCAGCTTATTCTCGGACTGCTTATGCAGATCTATTTGCTGCAATCGGTATTTATTATGGTGCTGGCGATGGCGTAAATACTTTTAACGTGCCTGATGCACGTGCAGAGTTTCCACGTTATGCAGATGATGGACGTGGTATTGATGTTGGTCGTTTAATCGGCAGCAAACAAGGTGATGCAATTCGAAACATTACAGGTGACACACCTGGTGGGTCAGGTGCAAGAGTGCCCGCATCTTCATATACTGGCGCTTTTTCTCTAAGTGAAAAAGCGGCTGGAAGAATTTCAACAGGTGAAAATTGGGGCTTACTCACAGCAACATTTGATGCATCGCGTGTTGTACCCACTGCAAATGAAAACAGACCACGTAACATCGCATGGCTTGCCTGTATCCGCTATTAAGGAATGAAACATGAATCAGATTACCGTGTATCAAACCAATTATTCAGGTTTATTTGTTGGAGAGACAATAGCCAATGAGTCACCACTTGAACCTGGTGTATTTGCTATCCCTGCAGGTTGTGTCGAGATAGCACCACCTTCTGAATGGTCTGAAGAACAATGGCCACGTTGGAATGGTTTCAAATGGGAACTGATCCAAAAGCCTGAAGTTCAGCAAGTGGAAACACCAGAAGAAAAACTGGCTGAATTTTTGAAAAACAATCCTGATGTTCTGTCTTTAATAAACTCCAATTTGTAGCATACCCTCTTACAAAACCTCGCGCTTAAAACGTGGGGTTTTGTATGTAAGCCTTTTGATGAACTAGAACATCAACAAAAGGTTGCCCTATGGCATTAGATGAATATCACCACGGTGTCCGTGTTGCAGAGGTCAATAACGGTACGCGTTCGATCCGTACAGTGGCCACCAGTATTATCGGTTTGATTGCAACCGCTTCAGATGCGGATGCTACCTCCTTTCCACTCAATACACCTATCCTCATCACCAATATCCAAAGCGTGATTGGTAAAGCAGGAAAGTTAGGTACCTTAAAGTCGTCGCTACAAGCGATCGTCGACCAAACCAATACAACGGTTGTAGTTGTCCGTGTGGATAGCGCTGAGACAGAAGCAGAACAAAGTTCACTTGTCATTGGAACTACAACAGCTTCAGGTCAATACACAGGCTTAAAAGCCCTACTCACGGCAAAAGCAAAACTGGGTGTGACTCCTCGTTTAATTGGTGCACCAGGACTTGATACCCAAGCAGTAACGACAGCACTGGCGAGCACTGCACAAAAGCTACGTGCTTTCGCTTATGCCTATGCTTATGGCTGCGGAACCAAAGAAGAAGTTGTGGCTTATCGTGAATCGTTTGCTGCACGAGAACTCATGCTGATCTGGCCTCAGTTCATTCATTTCAATACCGAGACTTCGCAAAATGAAGCTATCTCCCCTGTAGCTTATGCACTGGGGCTACGTGCCAAAATTGACAATTTAACAGGTTGGCACAAAGTTATTTCCAATGTCGCGGTCAGTGGTGTTGTTGGTATTAGTAAAGATGTCTGGTGGGATCTACAGCAAACTGGCACAGATGCCGACTATCTCAACTCAAATGGCATTACTACGCTCATTCGTGAAGATGGCTTTCGCTTTTGGGGCTCTCGTACCTGCGACGCGGAAGGACTATTTCCTTTCGAGAACTACACACGCACGGCTCAAATCATTGCTGACACGGTTGCTGAAGCGCATATGTGGGCAGTCGATAAACCACTTCATCCATCACTGGCCAGCGACCTCATTGAGGGCATTCGCGCCAAACTCAGTGACCTAACCAATAACGGCTACCTCATGGGTGGTGAAGCTTGGTATGACGAGACAAAGAACCCTGTAGAAAATTTAAAAGCAGGAAAATTCCGCCTCTCTTATGACTACGGTCCAGTTCCACCACTTGAAGATCTTGGCTTCTACCAAATGATCACAGACGACTACCTCGCAGATTTTGGCGCACGAATCACAGCATAAAGCTGTGATTTGTCCTCCCCCTATTTGAGTAAACACACATGGGATTACCAAACAAACTTAAAAACATGAACCTATTCAATGATGCTGAATCATTGGTCGGTGAAGTTGCGGAATGTACGCTTCCAACCTTAGGACGTAACTTCGAGAACTGGCGAGGTGGTGGTATGAATGGCCCTGTTGCCATCGACCAAGGTATGTCTGAAGACTCTATCGATTTTGAATGGAAAATCGGAGGTCTCAATCTGACATCACTACGTCAGTTCGGCATTACCTCTGCCTCTGGCGTCTTACTACGCTTCGCTGGTGCATATCAACAAGACGACACAGGTGCAGTCACTCCTGTCGAAGTTGTGATTCGTGGTCGTCATGAAGAAATCAGTATGGGTACCCAAAAGCCTGGTGATGACACTGAACAAACCATTAAAACCAAATGGACCTATTACAAGCTTACGGTCAACGGCAATAAAGAAATTGAAATCGATACTTTGGCCATGAAAGAAATCGTCAACGGTGTCGATCGTTTAGAAGCACAGCGTAAAGCCTGCGGTCTGTAATGCCCGACCTACTGCACAATTTTATGCAGTAGGTCTTTTTTAAACTTAGGAATTCAAACGCGATGAATATGCAACAACAAGCAGAAAACCTCGAAGTAATCAAAAACCCAAACGAAGCCCAATACACCCTTGAAACACCAATTCAAGTTGGTGGACAAACCATTTCGGAAATTATGATTCGTAAGCCAGGTACGGTCGCACTTTCTGGACTCTCCCTCCAGGACATTTACCGTTCCGATGTAAATGCACTCTGCCAAATCATTCCCAAATGTGTATGGCCACAAATCCCACGTGAAGCAATGCCCCTTTTAGACCCAGTTGATCTTGGTCAAATTGCAGGTCACATCATCTATTTTTTGATGCCGAAGTCGCAACGTGCAGCGACCGATATCCAATTATAGACAGTATTCCCGATGTCATGGCCAACATAGCTTTGGTCTTCCACTGGTCACCACGCGACTTCGCAGAAATGAGCCTCAGCGAATTATTTATGTGGCACCAAAAAGCTTTAGAGCGTAATCAAACCAACGAGTGAAGGTATTCCCACCAATGTCGACCTTAAATTTACGCGTTTTTTTTGACGCAAAGGACAATATGTCTGGCCCCATGAAGGCGATTATTGGTGGCTCACAGAACCTCGGTACCGCATTTAAACAAACGCGTACCGAGCTTAAAGCGCTTCAGGATCAACAAGGCCATATCAACCGCTATAAGGAAACGCAAACTGCCTTAGAGGCTACAGCCAATAAAACGGCAGAGTATCGGAGTGAATTAAAGCAACTACAAAGCTTACAGAAAAACGGTAACACCTTAACCGAGACTCAACTCAACAAAATTAAAAACCTCGAACAAGGGATTCGCCGGCTCAAGAGTACTGAAACCACCCAACGTAACGAATTGCAAAACCATATCCAAACTTTGCAAAAAGCTGGACTCAATGTCGACAAACTATCCAGAGGTGTAGAACAGCTCACTGACGAAGAAAGTGCGCTTAAAAATAAAATCCACCTCACCACCATGGAGTTGAATAAACGTCGTGATGCCTTGGATAAAAACAGTAAGGCGCAAGAGCGTTTTGCCAAAACCCAAGCCATCCTACAAAAAGGTTCAGACTTCGCCAAAAAAGGCTTAATGGTGGCAGGTGTTGGCACGGCAGCCATGACTGTGCCCGTAAAACTGGCCATCGATTATGAGTCCTCTCTAGCCGATGTCAAAAAGGTCTTTAACGGTACCGAAGCTGAGTTCAAATCCATTAATAATGAAATTGTTGAAATGTCGACTCGTTTGCCTATGGCAGCCAAGGACATTGCTGCGATTGTCGCCGCTGGTGCGCAGTCCGGTATTGCAAGTAAGGAGCTCACCACCTTTGCTGAAACGGCTGTAAAAATGGGTGTAGCCTTCGATATTTCGGCTGAAGAATCTGGTCAGTCGATGGCTGAACTACGAACAGCTTTTCGGATGTCACAGGCACAAGTAACCACCCTAGCCGACCAAATTAACTACTTAGGCAACAATACCCCAGCAGCAGCCAAAGGCATTTTAGAAATTGTACAAAGGATTGGACCCCTTGGTGAAGTCGGAGGCTTTGCTGCCTCTAGTATTGCCGCGTTAGGTGCGACCTTACGAGGTATGGGTATTCAAGAGGAAATTGCTGCGACTGGTATTAAAAATACTATGTTGGCCTTGGTTGCGGGCGAGTCTGCAACTAAGGGGCAAATCTCAGCCTATAAAGAGCTTGGTTTGGACTATGGCAAAGTCGCAAAAGACATGCAAAAAGATGCCAACGGGACGACTCTCATGGTGTTAAAGCAGATTGCTGCCTTAGACAAATACAAACAGGCTTCCGTTCTTTCAGATTTATTTGGTAAAGAGTCATTGAGTGCGATCGCACCGCTGCTCACCAACATGAGCGCCCTTGAGAAGAATCTGGGCTTGGTAGCAGATAAAAGCCAGTATGCCGGCTCCATGGAAAAAGAGTATGCAGCACGTGCAGCAACGTCGGCGAACAATATCAAATTATTAAAAAATGGCGTGGCTGCATTAGGTATCGATATCGGTAACGTCCTACTGCCACCACTAAATAGTTTAATCCTCAAAGTACGTACGTTTACCAATGACGTCCGTAACTGGGCAAAAGAAAATCCAGCACTTGCTGCAACCCTCACCAAAGTGGCAGTCGCAGGCATTGTTTTACTGGGTGGTATATCAGCGCTTGTGCTGGGTATTGTGACCTTGCTAGGGCCGTTAGCTATTTTAAAAATGACATTCGGCGCTTTAGGGATTGGTTTTGGTGCCTTAGGTGCAATTTTCTCCCCTGTCGGTTTAGTTATTTTAGGGGTAGTCGCTGCGGTAGCAGGTGCTGCCTATCTCATCTACCGCAATTGGGAGCCAATTTCAGGTTTCTTTAAATACGTTTGGTCAACCATCAAAACCGCTTTTAGTGGTGGGATTTTAGGTGTAAGTGCACTCATCCTAAACTGGTCACCATTAGGTTTGTTCTATTCTATATTTGCCAAAGTCCTTTCTTGGTTTGGCATAGAGCTTCCCGCTAAATTCACTGGCTTTGGTAGCATGTTGGTGAAAGGTTTAATCAACGGAATTAAATCAATGTTCCCTGGGCTGCAAAGTATTTGGTCACAAGTCACCAATTTCATGCCCGACTTTATGCGGAAGAAAATGGATATTCACTCTCCGAGCCGTGTCATGGCAGGCATGGGCGGTCATATTGTCGATGGTATAGGTGTAGGACTGAATAACCGCACACCTGCCCTACAGAGTCAGTATCGGCAAACGCTTGGCGTCTTTGATAGTGCTATGCCAACAGTGGGCTCAGGCACCAAACAACCTTTGATAGGTGCAAGCGCCTCAAAGGGAAATACCCAACCATCAAAATCGATGAGTGGCCACGATGCTTGGAATCAAAATGCACCCAAATTTCAGAGAGCAACGCCTATTCAAAACCATAGGAATATCACGATTCATAATAGCGACAATATTCAGATTCACATCGACAACAGCGGTAAAGGTGTTTTACACAACGCTGCCAATGAAGTACGCCAAGCTTTAGCCCAGCGCGATCGGGAACGCAGTGCGCTGATCCGTCGTATGTTGACAGATCGGGAGTAAGACACATGATGATGGCACTTGGTTTATTCGTATTTCAACTCTCGACCGCATCTTATCAAGAGCTACAGCGCTCAACGGCTTGGCGACATCCAAGTAACAGCCGTGTGGGCAATACCCCTGCCTATCAGTTCACTGGAAAAGATGAAGAAACCATCAATTTATCCGGTGTAATTTATCCTGAAATTACGGGCTACCAAAACTCGCTCGATATGCTACGCAACATGGGTGACACAGGTAAGCAGTACATTTTAATTGAAGGGACTGGAAAGATTTATGGGTTGGTGATTATTAAGGACGTTCAGGAAACCCGTTCCAACTTTTTCCATAATGGCGGTACCCGAAAAATTACGTTTAGCGTCTCTTTAATCATCACCGAAGACACTACCAAGAAACTGTTGGGTGCTACAGGTCAGGCATTGTTAAGTCTTGGGGGTCTCATTTTATGAGTTTTATGCCCTCTAACACTGAGCAATATACAAGCCTCAATAACTATCCGCATGCTATTTACCGCATTACCGTGAATGATATTGATATTTCATCGACTTTGGCATCGCGTCTCGTTGGACTGAGTTTGCAAGACAACCGAGGAATGGTGGCAGATAGTGTCGACCTCACTTTAGACGACAGTGACAACGCGCTCGAAATTCCTTCTGTCGGTGCAGAAATGAAAGTTTGGCTCGGTTGGTCGGACACGGGCCTGATGTATAAAGGGTCTTATTTGGTCACGGGCGGTTCACATTCTGGTGCCCCAGATGTTCTGAGAATATCGGCTGAAAGTACCGACCTTGCAGAAGCATTTCGTCAAAAGCGAGAGCGATCGTTCCACCAACAGACCATAGCAGAAATTTTCCAGGCATTGGCCTTTGACTATGGTTTAAAAGTGATGGTACACAGCAGTTTAAGCAGTCGTAAGGTTTCACATATCGACCAGAATGACTCCGATGCCAATATCATGACCCGCATAGCCGATGAACACGATGCGATTGCAACAGTCAAAAACAATACCCTTCTTTTACTTCCCATTGGTGAGGCACAGACCAGTTCAGGGCTCGACCTACCTGCAGTTGAACTGGTCAGATCTGACGGTGACCAACACTCATATTCTTATGGGCAAAGTCATGACAAAGTGGAGTGTGTAAAAGCCTATTATCACAGCCCGAAAAAGGGTGAAAAGCTGTATGTGATTGTCGGTAGTCATACGGATAACCCTAAAGAAATTCGCTTTATTCACCGTGACAAGAAAACAGCCGAACTGGCCGCTTTAGCTGAATTAAAACGATGTAAACGGGCTGAGCAATCTTTGTCTTATACCTTGGCCAAAGGTCGACCCGATTTACTCCCGGAGCAAGAGTTTTCATTTGTGGGTTTAAAGGCTCAGATCGATGAAATCGTTTGGCTAGGCAAAACCATTACCCATGACTTAAACGAATCTTCAGGCTATACCACACGTATAGAGCTAGAGGTACAACTGCCTAATGCTGACGATGTTTCCATACTGTTTGATGACACGACTAAAATTGAGCAAGAGAAAAAGACCAAGACAGGTTCAGGGCAAAGAAAAGCGAAAAACTATAAAACCTATACTGGTGTAAAAACATGGTATTCGGCAAAGCCTAAACCTCAGCTTATGACGGTAGGTGACCAAAGCCAGCCTTTGATATTGGTACGCACTTATAAGAGTAAAAAGACGGCTCAAGTGGCATTAAATCGGGAGTGGGCTCGTATTCAAAAAGCCAAAGGCGAAAAATAAAAAAAGCTGCCAGTTATTCACTGAGCAGCTATCAAGAGGGTCTAATTAAAATAACGATATTTCGTACATAAATCAACATTAAATCACCATATATAATACTTTTATTATACAATAAGTACGATAAACCGAGAACAGGTCACGTATGGCAAATACAAGAAATCAGAATGCTTGTCCGCACTGCGGATCTAAAGTGATTATTCGGCATTCTCAAGTTGAAAATCCGCTTTTAAAAACACTTTATGGACAGTGCCAAAACCTTGAATGTGGTTGGACTGGTCGGGCTCATTTGGAATGGGCTGCCACGATTTCCCCATCAGCTACACCTAACCCCGCTATCAAGCTTCCTCTTTCACAATGTGCGCTTGCAAGAAACATCATTAACCATGACGCACGCCAGCTTCGGAGTCGTCATGGCTGATATTATAGATATCGCTCAACAACGCCAGCTAGAACAGGTTCGTATCCAACCTAAGGACTATTCACAGCCTTCACTTTCTGAGTGTGAAGAATGTGGGAATGACATTCCACCAGAACGTCAAAAGTATGGTGCAGTGACTTTGTGTGTTGCTTGCCAGAGTAATTTAGAGTTAAAGCGGAGTTTATACCGATGATTCATTTTGGAATTATTTTTATTGTTTTGTTTGTGGTGGCTTTGGTTCTTTTATGGATGATTTTGGACTATCAATACATTCGTATGCAAA